CACAAATCCGGTGCGCCGTAACCCCGGCGTTAATCATGATCTGTTCTAGCAACGCCGTAGCGTCCCTGATGTATTTCATCCGCTGCTTTGGACCGCCTTCGATCTTTCCGGCAAGCGCAGTCGTCCATGCCACAAGGTCATCGCCATCCATATCGAGCGAGACAACCCAATAGCCCTTCGCTCCGTCGCTCACTTCGATGATCCACGCGTAACCGGCCATAAGGCGATCATAGAGGCTTTGGACACGAAAGGATGCGTCTTGTCTAAGCGCTGGGTATAAAGCCCCCACAAGGTCGCCCCATTCGCTTTCAATGCGGTCTTTGGGGATAGGTGCGAGGATCACATCACACCGCCCTTCGCCGTCGCATCGCGTGGGCTATAGGTTACGATAACATCAACCTGATTGGCCGCACTTGCTGTTGCCCGGAGCAGTTCCCCAGCCTTCAGGACCAGAAGCACTTCTTTCGTAACCTCTTCCTTGGACGCCAGCGCCTTAACGGGGCGAACAAAGGTTGCGGTTGTGCCGTCGAAACGATCAATCGAAAGCGTTGGGGTGTTTCCTGATATTTCGCATGCATAGATAGCAACAGCGGTTGCGCCAGACTGTCCACCATCGAGAACGGTTGTAGCGCTCGTGGTCGTGAGCTTTGTGTATTTGGTCTGAAGGTTTCCGCCAAGGACGGTATAGCCGCTCATCGAACGCCTCCTGTAGCTGCGGTAACCATATCGATGCCGAAAGCATAGGACCACGTAGCGCCAGCAGGAGCCGACCATTCGAAATCGATGTTCTTACCCCTGCCTCTAAGCGGCGTCCGACCGGAGGCAACCTTGCCCTCTGCTGACTTCTGCGTAATGGGCGTTGAAAGCGTATCAGACACACCGAGCCGCAGCGTCGAAGTCGCGCAATCATCCATGCTTGTTGCCCACGTAATCACGCCAGAAACGGGACTAGGCTGTGTCGAGGTGCGAATTGTTGCCTCTGCGTTCGGGCCTGCATAGGTATTGAGGAAATAGTTGTTATCGAGTGCGGCAAGGAATTGTTCACCGCCCTGCCAAAACCGATCATCGAAGGCGATCTCTGGCATGTCGTCCCACGTCGCCCAGATTGCGCCAGCCGCATCCCAGGTATAGCCAGAGGTTGCCAAACGGGTCAGGTATGTTGCCGTACTCGTCCATGTAGTCCAGCGGTTAGTGATGCTAGGAGCCCAGCAATAGACAAGTGCCGAATCTGATGCAGGGTGAAGCCAGATCACAATCTTTCGGAATGGATCAATTGCGGCCTGAACGTCCTTCAATTCCAGCGATGGAATACGGTTCAACCATGTTTTATCAATTAGCCCATCCCCGATAGGAACAAGACCACCAGACGAATATTGCCAGAAACCATTGGTGGAGAAGAAAAACACAACCCCATCAAAGCCAATGACCGAACGCGCCCCGACCGAACCCCGGCCCTCAGCAATCTCCTGAAGCGAGTACAGAGCACCACCACCGGCATTTCCGAACTGGATGAGCCGCATGCTCTCGCGTTGGAACGTGATTGCAGCACCGCCCTTGAGGCGCACACCGGCAATAAGCTCCGCACCGCTCTCTAGGGGCTGCTGATCGGATGAGCCACCCGTCCAGTCCGTATGATCATTGAAATCACTGTTGCGGATAAGACGGTTATTCCGACTGCCAGAATTGTCCTTACAATCGAGCGCAAAGACCATGTTGGCATTGACGAAGATTTGCCGAGGATCGCCAGCCGCTGCGATATAGGTAGGAGCGCCACCCAACTCGATATTATAGGCCCACATGCCATCTGTGGTGTTCGTATAGAGCAGGAAATCACCGAACTGGACAGATGACCAATCATCCCCCGGTGTGCAGCTGTAGCCGTTATCGATCTCAACGAAGGTGTAATCCGCAGCAAGCGAATAGAGCGCCGTGGCGGTGAATGCAAAGATTTGGCTAGTGCCGTCGCGCTTGACCGCTGTAACCATCCCACGGGGCGCGGAGGGCAGAGCATCGCCGGTTCCTGGCAGAACCATAGTCGGCGCAGGTCCATAGCCATCAGGGATGGGCAGGACATTGTTCGCCGTCTGGAGAATACCCGGCGTCATAATTCCCCTATCCGGCGCAAAAGGTCCAAAAGGAACTTGCATTTCAGGGGGTGTTTCCTTCGAGAACGATCCCGGCCATGTTGTACATTTCCATGCCGTATTGAGTGTTGATCTGGTCGAGAATTTCCGCCGCTTGCTGCCGTAGAACCGCAGCCTCATTCCCGTCCTTTAGCCACACAGCCGCTTGGGCCATAGCTCCGAAGAGGTACAAATCTGCATGATCCTCTAGAATCCAGTTGGTTTGATTGGACGGCCCTAGATCGACAAAGCGCCGGTCATATTCCATCACCACATCAGCCGCAAAGGAGGGCTGGACTCTAAGCGTATTGCCGGAGATGGACACGTAATTTGATGGAAGCGCGGTATCGATAGGGTTGATTGTCGCAATCGATCCCTGCGCTAACGGAAACAGGGTTTGGGACAGGTTGCCGTTGAGGCTATGAAATGACCGGAAGCGTAGGAAGTCGCTGGGAAGCGACACATATCCATCTGCATCGGTCGTTAGCGTGGTGGTAAACGAAGTCTCTCGCGACCGAATGAGGCGGCTAAAAGTCTTTTCAGCCAGCGCAATAAAGGTCGGGCACTGATCGACATATTCGGTCGTAGTGCGCTCGTTGTAGCTCTGAAGGTTTGTAATGAGGCTGTCATAGCTGGTTACGAGCGCCATGGGTTATTTCCTAGTTTCGCCTTCGGTCGTGCGCCACATCTGGTTTTCCGGCTGCTTCAGCCACCAACGCAGATGATCCTTATCGCCTGCCCTTTGACGTTCAGCGATATCCCGATAATAGATTGGGAGAGGTATGGAGGCGGTTTGAACCATGGGCATATTACCACCCTTATCAGAACCCATTCCTGCCGTGTAGCGCTGCCCTGCGCTCTCTTTGCGTAACTCCTCATTGATCTTGAGAAGCAACGGACCTTCGGTATAGGTCTTGCGCCGAACAACACCCTTCAGGCCATTCGGGAGAGCTACTTCAGCCTCCCAAATGTCCATGAACTCGTTACGAGATACGAACTTCCAAGCGCTTTCCGGAATGTTCGGCTGCTCTTGAAGTTTGATCTCGTTCATTATGCAATCTCGTCCGCGCGTTCAGCAATACCGCGAGCAATGAGGCCCTTGGCTTCATCGATCGGAAGCGCGATCTTATAGCCAGCAGGAGCTTTGGGGCTAGAACCATCCTCAGGAAGGTTTGGCTTGGCATAGCTGCCGTCAGTCTTGATAACCCGCCAATTCGCATCGTTCAGGGGGCGATAGTTGCGCTTCAGCAGAACGGGGAAATACTTCACCCCGCCGACCTTGCCGTCGCCATCATGATCACCCTTGCCGCCAAAGGCCTGAGCTTCATGTTCCTTTTCAGCGTCATTCGCGCCGTCATGGATATCCGAACCACCAAGACCCGCCGTGCTGCCTTCGCCGGTCGGCTGCAAAGCCTGATCGACGTTGTTGCGCTCTACCGATGGCCGATAGGCATCAACCGTGTTGTTCGTACCAGCAGTCGTCTTCGGAGGACGACCGGGACCACGCTTGCTGATCTCGCCGCCTTCGCTCTGATAGCCTGCATCCTTGAGCGCATCGGCCAAAGCAGGGTTCTTAACTTCATCAGCCATGTTGGCTCCTTATGAGATGAGGGGCCGAGAATGATCCCAGCCCCGTTAGATCATTATGCCGGAACGATGGCAGCGCCTTCAGCACCGAGATTGGTACGGGTACGCAGAATCCAACCGGTTGCCGTAATCTTCTGGGCTTTCCAGAATACAGTTGCCGGAATGGTCGCATTCGCACCAGCCGAGGCGTTGACGTTGTTAATGGTATCGCCGGAACCCGTGATGGTCTTAAGGCGGAAACCGTTTGCGCCAACGTAACCTTCAATCGTGCTGCCAATAAACCCGGCAGGCAAGACAACCTGCTGAGTTCCAGCAGACGAAGTTACGGTTGCGAACACGCTATCGCTTGGCAGAAGGCCCGTACCAGAGCCGTCCGATGTCGCAGTAATGAGGGTCTGATAATGACCCGGAAGCATTTCGTTAGCCATTTGATCAGAACTCCTTAGCTGGCAGCAGTCAGACCGAACACGTCAGCAATAACGCCCTGAGAGGCTTCATTATCGACAATGAGGGTCCATTCGGTAACAAGCGCCCGCTTCTCAGCGTCACCAGTTTTTGCAACATTCTCCAGCGTGATAGGACGGAGAACGCCCTTGGCAAGCTTGGAGGTATCCATGAAGAAGATGTTGCGGGCAACGGTAGCGCCAGCGCGAGCCATCTGACGGTTAACCATAAAGGTCACTTCGCCAAAATCCGACTCGTAAGTGTCAGCAGCGCCGACAATCTTGGTCTGGCCCGACTTTGGAGTGACGTAACGCTGGGTTGCAACGTTGGCATCGCTCATGAAGCCAGAGAATACGCGCTTGGTGTAGGGAGCGCCCATGATCATGTCCACCGAACCACCAGCCGTATAGACGGCGGCAATGGTGTTATCCATGAGCGTCTTGGTGAAAGCGCGCTGAGTGCCGTTTGTGGCTGCATCAACTACGCCAGTACCGGTATTAAAGCCACCCGATGCACCACCAGCGCCAAGATCGTCATTCGTGGAAATCCACGCACGAAGGCCAGCAGAGGTGCGGTTGGTTGCGCCGTCACTCGAACCGGCAGACGAAGCCTGATTGCTAAGGGCAATGACTTCCTGATCGATACGAAGCTCAAGACCTTTCTTGCGGACCTCACGAGCAAGCTCGGAAGTACGACCAGCCTTAATCACTGCCTCCAGCGTACCGGAGATGATGATGCGCTTGTCCGAAATCTGGGTGTAGTTACCCACACGAGCAGTCGGAACAATCGGCTGGAAAGACCAGTCGGAGCCTTCAGGGCGGTTGTTGGTCACATCAGGAGTGGCGAGGGTATCAGTCTGCCATTCGGGATGGACAGAGCTAACCTTGCGCTCACCGATAGCCGAGAGGAAGGGGGTTTCCTCCGGGGTGATCATCGAAATGGTATTCGCGAGTTCTTCACGAAGCCCCTTGGCGTCGTAAGTCTCGTAGGTATTTACAATAGGCTGTGCCATATTGCGGCGTCCTTATTTGAGGAGTTGGGCAAGGTAGGCATCGGCTGCTGCCGCGCTACCAGTTTCGCGAAGTTGCTTGCGAAGATTGCCGGTTTCTCGTGCCGCCTGTGCCTCAGGATTGGGACGACGCCCGCTGCCCTGAGCCATCATAGGCTTTGCCTGAACTTCCTTCTGAACAGTCGGGGCCTTTTCCTTGGCGCGACGGAGGCTAAGAGCGTCCTTCAATGCCACATAGAAACGGTGATCCGTAACGTTGTTCAGTTCCTCAGGTGTAATCCCATAATACTTTTCAGTGTCACGATAGGCGCTGTCGAACCATTCCTGACGCTTCTTGTCATCCTTCAGCACAGGGATTTTCTCAAAGAGATGGGTCCGCTGCTCTGCTAGATAAGCGTCTTGTTTGGCCTTCTGCTCCTGCTGGGTACGCTGCTTGTCGGCCTCACGGCCTTGGTGCATTGCCTGCCAAGCGTTCACAACCTGATTGTATTTCTGTACCTCTTCCTGATACTGCACCCATGCAAAAGGGTCGGCTTGGGAAGAAATAGTTGGTACTTTGGGTTCCTGTGGGGCGTTCTGTTCGAGATACCAGAGAGCGTATTCGCGCTCCTGCTGAATCTGCGCCTGCAACTGACTGAACTCCTCTCGGGCCTTGGTCACTGCCTCGCGTTCGCGGGCAACTTCCTCAGTCTTCTTGGAGTAGTCGCGTTGAAACAGATTGTTCCGCTTGAGGTCCGCAACGCTGATCACAGTCCCGTCTTCAAGAGTTACCTGCGCATCGTCTGATGCGAATTTACCCTTGGCATAGGTCTGCGGTTCGTCCGATTCCTCGTCGTCTGCAACTGGTTCATCGTCTTCCGGGATTAGGGAAGGGTCAATCTCATCGTCTCCAGATGGATCGTCTTCCGTGTTACCGGCATCGCTATTGCCTTCTTCCTCTTCAGCAGGGTCCGTTTCCGGGTTGCCGCCGAGCAAGGCAGTAAGCCTATCGTCAGCCTGAGCCTCCGACAGTGCTTCGCTGGGAGCGGGGGCATCATATGCCAGATCGCTATCAGCATTGGTTTGGACAACGTCCATAAATTAGTCTCCATCTAAGGGCCATGTCGCTTCACAGCGAGGGCGGTTGACGCGCGATCGGATTAACCGGGCGCGTCACTACCTCCATCCATGCCACCGCCTTGGGCAATGACTGCATCGAGGTATTGGCTGAACTCTAGCGCTACCGTTGCTACGGCTTGCAGCCTGAGAATATTCATCATGTCGTCGGCTTTGGTAACGGCTAGCTCTTCTAGCGCCATATCACGAGCCGATTGCATATATTCCTTTAGAAGCGGTTCGGAGCGAAGGCGCTTTGCTTCCGCTGCTCGGTGCTCTAATTCTTGGGGGGTAAACTCACGCATTAACCGGGCTCCCCTCCTGGCGACACTTCCGAAGTGCCCGCCGACGCGCCCATAATACCTAGTTCGCGCTTCAATGCCAACTCCGCAATGAGTTGTTCCCGCTTAAGCTGAAGTTCCGCAACCAACTGCTCACGTTTAAGGGCTAGTTCCCCGGCCTGCTTCTCGCGCTCTAGCTGCATATTCATCTGCATCTTCTGCTGCTCTAGAACCGCATTGCCCTGCTGCTTCTGGTTTTCCAGTTGCACGGACTGCTGTGCCTTCTGCATATCAATCTGCATCTGTCCCTGAGCGCGGGCATTATCAGCCTCTAGCTTGGCCTGTTCAATCTGAACCTTTGGATCGGTCTTAGGTTGCGCCGCCATCTGTTGCCACTGCTGAACATCTTCAGGGCTAACGGTTGGGAAATACGATTCAGGGTTCTTCAGCCCCGACGATTCAGCCATCTTCACAGCGGTATCGATGATCTTGGGAACGAACTCGATTGCTTTTGCCTGCGCTCCAGGAACGGCAGCAAGCTGCTGTGCCATGCCAGTCTGAACATTCATCATCGTATTGAGCATAGCCATGTCACGGTCTTTCGAACCAGTGCCAAGGCCAGTATTGACCGTAGCGGCCATGTCATCATCCCATTGCTGGGGATAAACGTCACGGAACTCGCCTTCCTCTTCAGGAGCCGGGACAGACGCAACCTGCTGATACTTCACAGCCAGCTTCAGGCGCTTCTTAAAAAACCGAACAAACCCAAGCTCTGCCATATTGCGGGCGACAAGCTCAATCTGGGAATAGCCCGCGTCTCGCTGCTGTTGAGCGGCTGTAGCGGTCTGGTTCTGTAATGCCTCTGGGTCAAGCGCCATCGTGGTACGAGAAACACCGGTACGCATCGCACGCATTTCATCGAAATATGGCATGGCCGCAAAGACCTTATCAGCCACATACGGCACGGTTCCCCACACAATAGGGGCGCTACCAGCCTTCTTCCACATAATCGCGCCAAAACGCTTCTGAACGAGCGCATCGGGGTTCAGAACTGAACCAACCTCAACCTCTTGCGTCGGAACGTTGGTTGCGTAGAGGTTGTCCATGGCCTGACGCAGCAGAACCGTCTTGGCACGCTGAATATCCATCGTGCGATCAGCGACGGATTCACCATTGAAGCGGTGCGGGACGGGATAGCAGGGAATATCAGTGTATGGGATATCATCTTCCCAAACCTGCCAAGCCAGCACCTTATTGCCCGCGTACCAAACCTCTACGCACTCGGCAATGCCATCCCCGTCAACGTCCACCATTGGGAAGCATCGATAGAGGTCGATAATATCGCCGGAACGGGTTGGGGAGTTATAATCCGTGAACCCCTCTAGGTCGCGGCTTAGGCCAACCGGATCATCATCGTTAAACCCATCGCTGGGCAGTTCACGAATAATGGCCTTATCAAACCCGTAGGCATCCGCCATTTCCATCAGATCGGAGCGGGTCTTGTTATCGTATCGATAGCCGACGAAGTTCGATTCCTCGATTGTCGTCGCCATCTCATTGATTAGCAGGTTTTCCGGGCGTAGCGTTTCATCCCGAATATGCCCCTGCTTAACGACGCGGCTAACCTTCACATCATAGAGCGGCTGCATGACGATGGCGGGATAGCCGAACTCGTCCACGCTCTCAGTCTCGTACATTTCCTCTAGAGGCTTGGCTGTGAGGATTTCAACGTCTTCCTCCATTTCAAGGAGGGCCAATTGCTCCAGCGTCTGGCGCCGGATCGTTTCTCGCTTCTTGACGACAGGAACCCACTCTGAGGAACACAGCCCCATATCAAGAGCTAGAGCGTCCCAAGTAGCGTTGTAGAAAATGCGGTAGCCATCGTTATTGCACATGAAGTCGTAGTTCATGAACTCGGTGGCGTCTTTGGCCCATTGCGATGTTCCGGGGCGAACGGCTTCATACTCAACCACTGTCTGCGATGAGGTAAACACGCGCATAATGCCAGGATGAACCCAGCCCAGTGTATCGGCAACATCACGGCTTACGAGCTTGGAGCGGTTGGGAAGCGTCTGAATATCCCGCATGCGGCCTTGGATATACTCAAGGGCGAGGGAGCGCTTGCCGTCTAGCTCGGACTGCGCATAGGCTCTTGAGGAAGCGATGCCGTCCGCAACGATGGCCGAAAGGTCTACGTCCTCAAAACGACGATCCTCGTCCTTAGCCATTAAGCCGTCCAATCTTCCGCGAACTGAACCATTCCGGGCATGGCTCGTAAGCTATGGTAATAAACCTGTTTCCCGTTAATTACAACGGGCTCATCATTCGGACCTACAACGCTCATTGTCACCCGAATGCGACTGTGTTGCGGTTCTTCCTTCTCCGTCACCTTGGCGCGGAAATAGGGGAATGGGTATTGAGCGGCTATCCAGCTTTCAACCTCGTGACGCTCAAGGCGTTGGTTGTCTGACCACATAGACAGCCCTCCATGGCCAGTCTTTACGAACTAAACATGGTCGCCTGCCTTCCACACAAACCTGCGCCTCTTTGTCCATATCGATATCGTAAAAGTCTGAAACTTTCAGCCCTGTCTTCAACTCGCCCACTCCATATCCATCTGCGGCATATTCAATTCCTGGGGCATCTCAAACGCCACATTCATCATGCCAAAAGCGTCGGCGGCATGACTTGACCAATCGTGAGACGGGCCTAACCCAATCTCGCGGGTGTCATCTATCTTCTCATGATACCAGCCAAGGGCTTCTCTTAGCGCCTCTGTCGTCGCCTCGTTAAACCAAATGTTAGGAAAGGCTCTACGGCTGGCCTCAACGCGCATCTTGGCCGCGCCCTTGCCTTGGTTGGGAATAACGTCAACCGTGAACCCTGCCCCCTCCAAAGCGCTCTTATAGGTTACGTCATAGACCTTTTCGCCGTTGTCGCCATCATGAGGCAATAGGCAATGTGCCTTTCCATATCCATTGTCACGAAGCCATGCGGTATGAACGGAAAGGGGCTGATGACGCGCCTCATAGTAGTTCAATACCCGGCGCTGCATGCCAACGTATTGACCCACCACAATTGAAGTCGCGTCGGCCTTCATGCCTGTTCCGCCAATGTCCCACCATGCCTTAATCGGAAGCAGCGGGTCTGGACCGACAACGCCAATTCGTCCTGATCGTTTAGCCTCTGCGAGCATCGGAGCGTAATAGGCTCCCGTTACCGACGAGACGTAACCGCCCTCCCAGATGTGGTCATATTGCTCTGGAAGGTTTGCATGGTCCCTGACGCGGTCGCGCTCTAGCTTGGCGGGGAAGCGCGGGTTATCACGCCAATTGACCTCTACGACCTTGTAGCGCGGGTCTGTGGTCATTCTAAAGCGCTTGTTCGTGGCGCTCTTCTTGCGTTCAGGGTTCCACGTTACCCAAAGCTCGCTATCCTCTTCGCGCAAGGTTGGGATGAGCTTGGTCCATGCGATATCCATAACGGATTCAGCCTCATCCACCCATCCAAGAAGAATTCGGGCTTTTGACTTGATGCTGTCTAGATTGCGATCAAGGCCGGTGAATGTGTAATGGACGCTGCCAGCTAATCCCTTGGTCCGAACATAGCTCTCGCCAATGTCGAAGTGCTGGGCAAGCCACGGTTCCTCCTGAATGGAGAGTTTGATTTCCTCTAGGGATGAATCGGCCAGCGTGTTCATGAACTGACGACCGCAGAGGATTTGCCCTGATCGCCCAGCAGCAGCCCACATATAGGCCCTTACGGCTGTCATCTTCGCAAAGGAACGTGTCTTGCCTGAGCCACGGCCTCCGTAGCTGCCCCGAACGTCTGCCTCCCCCTGGAATACAGGGATTAGCTTGGGAACGATGGCAACGCTTACGGTGTCATTCATCAGCCTTGGCCGTGAGTGCTGTTAGGACAATGTGGCGAACATTGATTGGATTGTCTTCATCCCCCGCAACCTCTACGCGCTGTGCTGGCTTGCCGTCCAATGTATCGCGGACATACTCAGCAGCCCAACGTTCCCCGCCCTCTGCAAGGTCCATGATCGCGACGGCCATTTTGCGTAAGCCTCTGTTGTCGCCTTCCTTTTCACGCGCCTTAACTTCGAGCAGAAGGGCGTCTGTGATAAAGGTTTGCTTGCGCCGTCCTGAGTTTACGTTTCCAGCCATTTTAAAATCACTTAACTCCTTGGGGCCGAATTATATCGGAGGTCCAATAGTTACTAAAGATAACGGGCCTCACCCCTAAAGGCAAGACCCGCTTCTGACGCTTATAGGTTTGGGCTATTCACCCTTGCCGCCGTTGCCATCGTAACGCGTATTGCGCAGGCTATCGTCATTCTTAGGGTCGGGCTGCGATGGAGTGACAACCTGGGTAGGATGCACGTCACTTCCGTCTTTGCGCAGTTCCTCAGGCGATTCCCAATCGGCAATCTTCTGCTCGTGCTTCTGCTTCTTGGCGGCTTCTTCGTTCTGAGCCTTAGCTTCGTCTGTTAGTTTAGCCATGATCATAGCTCCTGTTTAGGATGGGAGGATAACGGCTTTGGAATATTGTGGGTTCCTTCACGATACTCACATATGATTTACGGGCGTACGTGCATGGCGCGGGACAAAGCATCCGCAACCGCTGCTTCTGGACTATCCCCTTTGCCGATCACGATGAACTCGTCATCCAACGCTCCAGCGAGTGCAGACGGCTGGTATTCAGCATCATCATCTGCAGCTTGACGCGCGAGTTCGCACACAAACTTTGTTCGTCCACGCTTCGAGGCCAGCCGCACCGCTGTCCATTCAGCTGGCACCATAGCAAACGGGTCGATCAACATTTTGTTTTGTTCCGGTTGACTCATTATTCGCCATGCCCCTGCATACGACACTGCCGGGGAGACAAGCCGTGGAAGAGATTAAAACACCTTACGCAACGACACCCGAGCCGCGCGGATGATATCATTGAGCGCTATCGCCCCTGGCATTGTCTGCACATACAGGCGCGCGAAAAGGTTTGCTGTGCTGGCGGGCAAAACCATCGGCTCTGTCTTGAGTGTCACCGATTTTGACCCTACCGGTATTGGGCCGTAGCCCGAGCTATTTAGCCCGTCATAGCGCGTCAGAAGCCCGGTGAAACCCGAGTTCGTCGCGGATAGCTGGGCCGCAATCGCGAACACTCCAAGAGACGACAGTATCCAATCGACCTCCATCTCAAGCTCTACCGTTTCGCCTACTGCGAATGTGCCGCCTGTCGCTTGCAAGGACAGAAGTTGGGTTTCCCCATTTGAGTTACCCCCAAGCGTCATCACGGCTTTCTTGAGGTTGGTCGCGGCTGGGTAATCTATCTGCGACCCCGTAACGGTGACCTGCCCACCCGCGCTACGAACAAGTGTTGAACTATTGGGCGCTGTGCCAGCGGCGCTACCAGACAGCGAGCCTGAAGTCCCTGCAAGAAGCCCGTTAGCGATCAGATTCCCAGTGGGGTTCTTTGTGGCGTTGTACGTGTCGCCAAGCCATGTGAACGTGTCCTGTTTGGGGGAAAGGCCAAGCGCTGCAACGACAGCATTTGCGACAGCTTCACCCATTGCCATAGCGGCGGCGGTTGTGTCGTGAATGCCGTCAATGAACTTGGATGCAAGGCCATCGCCCGTCGCAAAGTCCAGATAGAGGTCAGTCACACTAAAGTAGTTTGCCCCTTGGGAGGCCATGGCGCGACAATAGCGCTTGATCCAGTTGTCCACGTAAGAAATGGCGAACTTCTGGTCAGCTGTGAGGCCGTAGAGTGTAGCTGCATCAGTTGGAGCGGGCGGGATGGCTAGAAAGGCAATACCTGCCTGAATGAGCCTGTCG